CTAAGATTGTTTCTTAGACATGCGTCTGAAATACCAGTGATAAACTGGTTTACATTCACAGCCACCTGAGAGCAGATCGCAAATACCTCTGCGACACCACTTACCCCAATTGTTGGTGATAGTGCTGAACTCTGTTTGTATTGTTTCGACTTCTTGTTCGAACAATTCTGGCTCACAACAAGATTGTCCAGTATAATGGAGATCGAAACGTGCGTCAAAATCTATTTTGCCACATTCCGTACAGCTAAAATAAATCATAGCTCTACTTCCAGAAACATATACAATTTCTTCTTAAACAAGTATAACATTCATCGTAGTTTCTTATATTCATATCTAGCACCAATTATCTGCAGATAATCTAGGTTTATGAATTAAGTGGAGAGGGGAGTTGTAGAAGGTGCCAGACCTCCCCCCTCCTAAATTGGGAATTTCATTCTTCTTCTGCTTCTGCAATTACCAGGGAATTCCAGCATTCATAGCATATCCGGGCTTCGCCATCTAGTATAGCAACAGTATTGCATTCTGGGCAGAGTTCCTCTGTATCTATATTTGACATTCAAATCACTCTCGTAGTCATTGGACCAAGAGTCAGACTTTCTTCGTAAGTTTGTATTTCTGGAGTATACATATCGTAGGAGCCTACTGCATATGTCCACATTTCTGCTGCTGTAAGAGCTAGCAAAGCACCAACACCTATAGGAGCCGATACTGGTGCTGCAGAGATGATTCTTCGAATCATTCTTCTTCGGTTCTGGATCGATTCCCTGAGTTCCAATTGGAAATCACTATACGGAACACCAGACCTTTCAGATAAATTACGAGTAATAAGATTACTAACTCCTGTAGCGACCAGTTGGGGTCTTGCATTAGTTAAACCTCGTTTTATCTGTTTTCCCGATGGATGATGATAATCGCTTGTACCTTCCAAGACAATTCCGCCAATCTCGAAATAAGAATTCCAATCTGGCATTATCAATCCCTCTTTCTGTAAATCTTCTTTTGTCCAGGCTTTGAATGAAACATACAAAAATACCTTCCTTTCAAAACATGAGCTTTACACTTCCTTACGCCGATATCGGTCTGAAACAAATGTTTGCATTGCATCAACAAACACCGACACCAGCAACGTAAGCCTTCTCGAGAATACCAGTTGAATATAACAAAATCGTTACGATCATTGCTTCAACTCTATTCTCTTTCAATTGCTTCAGGAGCTTAGCCCCCAAAGATAATTCCTTTGCGTTCTCTGCTACTGCCTGCATCAATTTCACATCTCCGTCATAGATTCTGCTAGATATCCACGATGATATCCAGGTATCAAATCAATGAGTAGAACCCAACCACCTGGCGATGCAGGATCGAAGTTGGTTTGGGCTGTATCAATGCGGACCAATCCACAAGGGAAGTTTCCGCCTTTCATGTGTGAACGACCACCAATAGTGGTAGGTGTCACAAAATCCACATCGTGTTGTTGCAAACCTGTTAATTGGTTAGCTCCACCTGGATACATAGTATCAAGATTGACACCATCATTCTCAAATGGATATGGTGCAATTTCATTCTGAGTTTGTAGATCTCGAACAACTTCTGAGTCCTGAATAAGTCCCTCATTAAAAATCGCTTGAAGCCAATTTTCTGGAGTAGGGCCAGTAATATCTCTGGCATCATCAGGAGTATTCGGATCTAAAACATTAGGCAATGCCCTTGAGGCTGCATACCCTTCAACCAGGGAAACAGCATCGTTACCTGAAGCACCAGCCCCAGGGTAACTAGCTCCAGTTGCGATCATGTCTAGTTCAATCACTTGCATTGGATTTGCTCCTGAACTAGTATTAGGAACATGAATCGTACTGTAATCCCAATCGCCTGCGGTTGCTGCGCCGAGCAAAGAACGTGGCAAAAGATTTGCACCACTTCCCGCTTGGTGATGGTCTGAATCAGCGTAAATCTTGAAATCATGGAAACGTGGTTTAATTGATTCCTGATCACTTTCATCAACTGCTTTATCGACCATTTCATTCCAAGTTCGGAATGATTTTTCCCATGCGTTTGACATAACCCATGTATTTGGCAGCTTCGAGATCGAAATTTGCCCTTCAAAATTAGAGCCTGTTAGGAATTTAAATCCTCCAACAGCCCAATTCAACCCTTGACGATAAAATCGTCTATTAACTAAGCTTGCAACCTGACTTAGATCAATATAATCTATTTCTGTTGCAGCTGACATAGTGTTAAAGAAATACAACGTCTGCGGAGCAGGTTCGATATTTCTAGGTTTCATTTTGCGTGAGTTGGACTTCGATTTACGTTTCGCCATACCCAATAGGGTAATGAAGACGGCTTAAATAGAATTCGTCCATACACACCCCTGTGAAGACTGTGGGGTCTACGACTGAGCGAACATACCACTGGGGTATCTTCTCTCACCTTCACGCCTCTTCCACCGAAGGTGAAAGTCTAAGATTGTTTCTTAGACATGCGTCTGAAATACCAGTGATAAA